TAACTATCTCTAACAATTTCTGCCTGATTCTGACCATCCCAAGTTATCAATCCCCTTTCGATTGAAACTTGAACAGGTGATTTAACGGGTGCTGCCTTGCGTTTAAGGAAATCGAATAAACCCATAATGTTTTATTTGTTACTGGCAAAATTACGATTTAATTGCCTACCATACTGCCACCTGAAATGCCGGCTTATGCAAGTGGGTGAAGATGGCATAGCGCATCGCATCTAATCCATCGTCGTTCTCCTTAACGGGTTCATCAATCACATTGTCATTCTTATCCTTCTTCCACTTGTACGATTGCAACTCCCGAATGATGTTTTTGCTATTGGCAGTAACGTACAACGGATAAGATTTAACCTTTAATATTCCCGGCCACACTTCTTTGTTCGCTGCCTGTGCATTAATTCCACCCCTGTAAAGTTCTTCAATGCTTTTCGGTTCTGCTGCATCGCAGTACACGGGTTTGCGGTCGCTAATGTGGTCTTTCACTTCTCGGATAATTTCGGATGGAGTTAATCCCGATTTGTAAATCAATTCGTTGACATAATTAGCCCCTTCGTAATGACATACGTTGACAAGTGCAAGTGGGTGAACATATCCAAAGTCCAACCCATAGAACATATCTCCCCCCTCCGGCATCTTGTCTATTATCTGCCATTTGGTATAGATAATCTCCTTTGCGGCACCCCTTTCTCCCAACCCATACACCTTCCACATAAAATCATCTGGCAGGTTCTTATACCCTTCAATGATGTCTATCTGTGTTTGTGATAAGTTCCCTTTATTGTGTATGTAGGTAGATTTTATGCGCTTGTTGTTTGGATTGTCCGCAACATCATAAACCCAACTCACGAAGTCAGCAGGGTTCCAATCTAAAAAGATTGTCCCCGTTGTACGCATTGCTAACTGGTCGAATAATGCCTTGCGGATAAGGTTGGCTTCATTGACGAAAAGAATATCCCTACCCGGCCCCCGTGCTTTCTGCTCATCTTCAAGTCCGAATAGTTCGATATAACTTCCATTAGGGAACTTGTATATGAAATCAGTATAGCTGAAATCTTCATCTTTCCACATATTCCATTCCTCCATAATGGTCTTGAAATCCCTGTATGCTCCCCGTTTGATGTGTGGGAGGGAATGCGATACGATGCTGATTCGCTTGTTACGTTGGGTAGATGCTATTTGAATCAACAGTTGAACGATGGAAAATGATTTTGACGATCTACTTCCCCCCTCATTGCAGATTATCGGGTAACCTTCATTGTATGCCTTTTCATTGGCATAGAATACGGATGTCGCCTTTATCTGCTTAACTTGTTGCGATACCACACTTCTTGAATTTGTCCATGGTTATAAAGTCCTCTTTAGTTTTCTGCATAACACAGTAAACATTCCAACCGTCTGTCGTGTTACCCATAGCAGGATGCTCACCAATATCAATGAGAGAGTAATTACCAAAGCCAGCGAGTAGCTTATAAAAGTCCGTTGTATAGTAATTGAATCCATGCCCCGGCCAGTTCCCTGTCTTTGGGTTTTCGGAGACAATGAATCCCCCAACTTTAACGAGGTTGTGCTTGTTCTTCCAACAGTTGTAGATTGCTTTGATGTCATGCTTGCCGTTTGTTCCGACATGCTCGGAGGTTCCTGCATCCACCAAAAGGTCATACTGTACTCCGAAATCGTGAAGCATGGACAGGTCGTATGGCTCACTTCCGTTTTCTCCTGAAATGTCAATTGCCGTGTATTGCTTGTTGGCATAGTAGGTATCTTTAACGTAAGGTGCAGGTAGTGTAGGATGGCGGTAATCATTCTGTGCGCCTAAATCCACTACTGATTGCACTCTGTCAATAACGAGGTCGATTAGTTCTATTGTTTTGCCTGTGTATCCCATATTACAAAGTTAATCTTTTACCCCCCAATTAATGAAAAATGGATCCACTGGCATAAATTCCCTGTATGCAAGTCCACCATACGGCTGCACCTTTACACCATTTAGATTCATGATTGCTGATAGCAGCGATTGATCGTGCCGGCTACTGACATAGTGCGGATTCTTACTCTCGTTATGATGAAAGCAGTTATTGAAAGCACCATCAATCCACTTATCGAATATCGGTTTAGTCGCAGGATGGTCGAAGTCAAACACAATGCAACAAGCCATAATCTGATACATTGACATTACATCCTGGTAGCTATTAAGTCCTAACCATGCGATCTGGTGGTCGGGCATATACTTGTGTAACGGATGCCCCTCATTGTTCCACGCTACTATACCATGCTCTGCTGCAAGTTGCCAGAGTGGGTCAGGGTTCTTCATTACTCTGATAGTACTATCGCACCAAATGATTTTCCGATACCCCAACTCATACGCTTCGGCAACCATTACCGGCTTGAACTGGTAAGGCATATTTTGATGGCTCCATGATTCGTACTGCTGCGATTTCGGCCATTTGCCTTGTAGTATTTTCCTACCCTGGTATTCATCCACATACCCATCCACACTCCGCAAATGAGTGTCATAGTCGGGAGCATTGCGATTTATTGACCGTATTAGCCCTAACATTGCTTCGTTGTAGTTTTCCCTGCCTGTGGAGGATAAAGATGTGATTACTTTACTTTTCATCATTGAATAGTTTATAAGCCCATACAAACATAAGCAGTCCAAAGCCAAACATGGCAAAGGATATTGATATTGATACTATCTCGCCCATATAACATTCTCTAAATTGTTAAGTAATTTCTTATGCAGTCCATACCCATTGCAGTACTCTTTAATCAGTTGGAATAGGTCAGCATTGCCATTATGCTCAATGCATACCATTTGTGTACCGGATAGGTTAATCTGTTCGAGTATCTCAAAGTCCATACCCTCGGCATCAATAGAAATGAAATCGAATACCTTGTAGGGTGAGTTCTTTACTAACGTTTTATAAGTCCATACCTCTGTCATTCGTTCCCTAAACTCCGTACCATTCCAACGCTTCATCTCTGACTTCTTAATCGTAGAAAGCAGCGACACATCGCCTTTGTTTAAATGTGTTCCCATTTCATGGAAAGTACAAGTACCGTCAGCCGTACCTATTGCCACATTAAACGCTTTAACCTTGTCATTGGGTGGGATGCGATTGAAGGCATCTTCAGAGGGTTCTACAAGTACTCCACCCCATCCATTGAGTTGCAGGGCATAGGTATTGGATAACGTAACACCATCATTGGCACCAATGTCGAGGAATGTACCAGGCACATTGAAGTACTGTTCGATTACGTCTTGTTCGTTGTTTTGGGAGTATCGCATAAATGCAATTTATCAGGGTTAAATATTACTAATTCACCTTTAACATCATCAACAAATGTCAGCTTTAGTAGTGCATTTTTAGTTGTGCTTATTACTTCGCCATGATTCACTATAGCCACCTCCCATGCCTTTTCTTTCAGCATACGAACAAAGTATTGTTGTATCAATTCATTTTGATACTTTGATTCATCAATCTCGAATGTTGCAGTAATGGTTATCATTTGCCGTAGGTTTGGGTGTAGTATTGTTCCGCATTAAATGGAATGTCTTTAGTACCTCTTTCATCCCCCGCAACAAACGCATCCTCTATCTGCTGCTCAAACATTTTATTGGCTTGCCTTTTTAATTCAAGGTAACCTGAAACATCAATACTTATTTGAATTTTTCTTATGCTTGCGTTTTCCCATGCTTCTCCTTTAGATTCAATTTCATCAATAAACCACTTTACTGCCGTCTGTTGTGCCATGTTATTCTGATTTTTGTAGTCAGGACAGGATTCGAACCTGTATGAAACTATGTTAAAGTCCATTTTCACTTGTTAACTTAGTGTAGTTTCTAAACTCGTCTGCGTCTACCAATTCCGCCACCTGACTATATGCGTTCTATCCCGCCGGAACCGCCGTCTGTTGTGTCATGTTATTTCTGTTTTAGTTTTTCAATCTCCCTTTCAATATACCACTTCGCTTTTTCCAAATCCTCAATCGGATTATCCGTCTTGCGCCCAGCCCGTGCAACATACTTGATTACATTGCCCAAGCAGAAGTTCAATCCCCATGCTTCGATAACGTTGATTGCTTCGTATGTGCCGGTGTGGTAGTAGGGTTGGGGTTGTTGGGATAGTTCACCGCATTTTTGCCTTAACTTTTCTATAGATTCACAAGTTTTACAATACCAACAATCTTTTACAAAAGTCAATTTATTTAAATTGCCAGCACACCCACAATAAACACACTTATACTCTGCCATTACTTATTCGTTCTAAACTGATAGTGATATAATTCCTTCTCAATCTTGACCTCTGTCTGCAACACCTTTGCATTGTGCATCGCAGTAGCATAAAGGTAATCTTCCCCAATCTTAATGTCCTGAAATGGGAATCTAACGGCAATCTCCCTGCGTACCGGTACAATGTGATTAGGATAGCGATAATAAGCCCCATCCTTCGCCTCATAGCCGTATTCCTTACTTATGTACCACTTCCGCTCATCCTTTCCATTGGTGGTCATTATTCCGTTAAATACGATAACATCTGAATCCTGCTTTGCGGCTTCAAGAATGTCAGCGATGTAGGTGGGTGCAATCATGTCATCATCATCCACGAATACGATGTACTTCCCTGTTGACTTGCCTATAAGATAGTTACGTTTGCGCCCGGTGGACATAGCACCGTTATCCGATTCAACAATGATTTCAACCTCATCGGATAGCTGATTAGATAACCGTGCTTTCTGCTGCACTAATTCCTGCAATAGTCGGGTGAGATAACCCTCACGGCCTTGAATGGTGCAGATTAAAATTGATAGGGTCATACATTCTCATTTGGGAATCCAGCGGCTGACCGCTTAATGTAGGTTTGTTCATCAATGTGATAGTAACCCTGCGTATGCCGTAACTGTGCATCAATAGGTTCCCCAGTCCATGCAGGGTGGTAATGGTCGAAGATGCGCTCCGGCACATACTTCCACTTCCCCAACTTCTTCGCCACATCCATTGCCTCATTGTCGCACCACAAAGAGAAGTATTGTGGGTGGTAGATATACCCGAATCTTTCATAGTAAGTCCTACCCATGATGCTCATGGTAGGCAGTAGGTGATTAACCCTGCCATCGGGAAAGTGAATGAACTGGTCAAGATTATCAGCAAAAGCATTGATTATTTTAATGTCATATCCTGGCACCAAGAATCTCATATCATCGCTCATGTTCACCACTATATCGCCCTTCCATCCTTCCATGCCCCTGTTGATAGCATGCACCTTACTTTCACTCTTACCATGTGTGAAGTAGATATTCGGATCCCTTTGCAGTTCGAGGTAATGGGTAGAATTAAGCGTTACATCATCATCATCATCTACCGTTATGCCTATGGTATAATCCGCTTTTTGTGAGTATGCTTTGATTGTGGCAATGGCAGCAGTCATTTTAGTAGGCCTACTGCGTGTGGCGAAGTTGTAGTGTATTTTCATGTTTTCGGCTCTGGTCATACAAAGATAACAAAATTCTTTGCTGAAATCAATCTGCAAGCGACATTTATGTTTTCCACACCCGGTACAAAGTTTCTCAATCGGCAATTGGTGCGCTATTTGGGTCGGGGATAATTTGGATAATGGTTTGGACCGGTTGCTGGATGTCCGCCTCTACTTTTGTGGGGATGAGTTTTGATGCCAAACGATAGAACTCTGTTGGGTTTGTTTCTGCCCATTTCGATAACTTCAGGGTTTCATGTTCCTGCAATAAATCAAATGCTTCAGCAAAATGCTCTCTCATGCTTTTGGTTGCCTTGTTTACGGAACCCTTAACCCTTCCACCTGTTTTCCTACCCTTTGCCATCTAACGAATTCTAATTTAGATTCAGCCACAAAGTTACCCATAACCACCCGAAAGTACCAAATTTGCACAAAGTTGCACCATATTTGCAGTCAAAACCTTCATAAC